GCCACGTGTGGGGATTGGGCGGCTGCGCTCCGGTTCCGTACCGGCTTCAGAAGCTCCGCAACGCCGAGTTCGTGGCCGTCTGTTATAGCAGCGATACTGAGGTTCTATCGAGGCGTGGCTGGATTAAATTTCCAGAACTTCAACGATTGGACGAGGTTGCTCAATTCTTCACCGATGGGCATATATCATTCACGCATCCTATTGCCATTCAGCGATTTACCTACGTGGGTGAGATGCTAAACTTCCGCGCCGATTGGTGCGACATGATGGTGACTCCCGATCACCGAATACTTGTAAGGGCTAAAAAAAGTAGCACGTGCAAAGGAAAGCGGCACAAAGGTTGGTGTAGTCCCAGCGTTCGGGTCGCGTTGGCCGCAACAGGAGGACTGTATTATCCAGTCGCCGGGGTTGCTGAAGGCTCAGGAGACCATCCGACGGAAGTTGAGGCCCGCGCTATAGCTGCTTGGTGCGCCGATGGAGTAAATGAGCAACGCGGTTTTAAGGTTTCCTGGAATCTAAAAAAGGGCCGTAAAAAGGATCGTATTCAGGAACTTCTAAGGGATCTCGGCGTTCCCTTTACGGCGCATGTATATGACTCTACTCCTGAATGGACGAATTATCGGGTTGTACGAGATTCGCTTCCATGGATTGAAAAATGGTGTCCAGATAAACAGGTGCCGTTCTCTGCAATAGATTGGCCGCAGGAGATTCGCACGGCATTTCTGTCCGAGTTGGGTTATTGGGATGGAGACCACTGCGGCGTAGAATGTTCTAGGTTTTTCACGGCGAGATGCAGTGAGGCCGATACAATCTCGGCAATGGCGGCCCTTTCTGGATGGGGTTGCGTACTCCGTGAAGATAATAGGGAAAACCGTCCAGAACAGAAGACTCAGTATATTGTAAATCTTGTTTCCCGAGACTGGAGACAAGCAACTCGTGCCCCGGAATACATCGCGTATGAAGGTGAGGTTCATTGCTGTACGGTGCCCTCCGGTTTCATCGTCACCAGGAGAAACGGGAAAACGACAATTTCCGGGAATTGTGAGGGTGAGAAGGACTGCCTGACGATGGAACGGTTGGGAGTCTGCGCCACGTGCAACAACGGCGGCGCCGGAAACTTCCGCCCAGAGTTGGCGCCACACTTCAACGGAAAGCACGTCGCCGTGTTTCCCGACAACGATGACAAGGGGCGTGAGCACGCGCTCAAGGTGGCGGCGCTGCTGGCCCCGGTCGCAAAGTCTCTCAAGGTCGTGGAACTTCCGGACCTGCCTCTCAAGGGCGACGTGACGGACTTCGTTCTGGCCGGCGGGACCTTGGCCGCGATCCGGGAACTGTACCGCAAGGCGCAGCCATGGACGCCGGAGTGGCAGTTCGGGGCCAATCTTCCGAGCGAAAACGATGCCTGGGTGAGGTCGATCAGTCAGGAGGTGGAAGCGGCCGGCGGAGTCACCGAGTTCTGGAACTTGGCCAGGCTGGTCGGGCTTCAGACGCCCTGGAAGAAGCTGAGCCACGCGCTCGGCGGCGGCATGAGGACGGGCGAGGTCTACGTGCTCGGTGCCAACCAGGGGGCCGGGAAGACCTCGATGGCGCTTCAGTTCACGATCTCGGCTATGCGCCGGAAGGAGGGCGTGCTCTACTTCTCGATGGAGATGAGCTGGCGGTCGATCTTTCACCGGATGGCGTCGATAGAGGCGCGCGTCGATCTGAACGAGCTTCGCCGAGCGCAGATCGAACTGAAGGTGTACGGCGACATGAACGGAGCTTCCCGCCTGAACGGAGAACTGATGACGGCCCTCGCGCGGCAAACTTCGGAACTCTCTGAGTTTCCTTTGCTCGTCTGCACGCGTCCTTCGATCACGCCGGACTACATCATCGAGGAAACCAAGCGACTCAAGCGGCGAGAAAAGATTAACCTGGTGGTCGTGGATCACATGCAGTTGATGGCGTCTTCCGGCGATACGCGCGGCGACTACGAGAAGTTCACGGCAATCTCGCGGGCCATGAAGCAGGTATCGGTTGAGATAAACGTCCCCGTCCTGCTGGTTTCGCAGACCAACCGGCTTCAGGCGAAAGAGCATCGCGGAGAAGTCGAGGCTTCGGACCTCCGCGGAAGCGGAGCAATCGAGGAGGACGCGGCGGCCGTTCTGTTGCTCTATGAAAGCGCCGAGGACCGCACCGCAGCCAAGTCCGAAGGAGATGGTTCCCGATACACGAAGGGTCCCGTCAAGTGCGTGCTGAAGATCGGCAAGAATCGCTACGGAGAGCAGGGCAGATGCTTTGAGTTTCAGCACTACAAGTCCTGCACCAGGTTCGATATGGCATCGGAATCCGAGGCTTGAATAGCCTGAATCTTACCAACCACGTCCACTTTGAAAACCGCCCACAAAATAATTCCTTTACATTTTCACCGTAATTTGTAGTACGCTATCTACCAGCAGCGCATTTTCGCCGTCGGACGGTTCCGGCCTAGTACCTCGAACGGTTGAAAGCCATAAATGCCGCAGCACAGGGTTCCGGTGGTTTTAGGTGACGGATCGATCACAAAGCTCAAGCTGCGCAGCGTCCGCAAGCACCTTGCCGCCGGTGACGGAAGTTTCGATGCCGACGGCATTTTCGTTTTCAAGCAGAACCCCAAGCCTCCGGCAGATCGTCTCGCTCAGGCCCTTGAGCAACTCGTCATCCGCCGGAGCACACCGCCCGGCAGGATGCAATCTCCAACGATCATCGTGCTGAGAAGCCCTACCCCACAGTACTTCCTGGATGCCTATCACGGCCTGCCGCCGGGACAGAGGTATCCCACACCGCTTGGCGGCATGGGGGAACTGATGCCGAACGGCAAACGGAGCCAGCATCCGGCGTTGGCGAGGGACGGAGCGGGGCTGTAAGCGGTAATCCCTTCGCACAAACATGCCAGACCTTCGCTGAAGTCCGTGAATCCCGCCTTGGGGCTACCAAGGCCGAGGTAGTGGCAGCGTGATACCAGGAAGCGGCCAGCGGGCCAATGTAGGCGAGCGGGGCGCTAAAGCGGGCCTATTCTAACCCGAAGGGTACCCCGATAAAAAAGACATGCCCGCAGAACGAAAATACCAGGATGCTTTCGCGCCGATTGCCTTTAGCATGACCCTCCTCGGGGCCATTGACAAGGATCTGGCGCGGCACTGGAAAGTAAGCCAGAAGACAATCAAGGCGTGGAGACGAGACTATCCCAAATTCGCGGATGCGCTTCAGACTGGCAAAGAGGAAGCCGATGGTCGCGTGTCTGCCTCACTATTTCAGCGGGCAATGGGTTACTCCCACAAGGCGGTCAAGATATTTTGTCATCAAGGGACCACGATTGAGCACGAGTATGTCGAACGTTATCCGCCAGATACCATCGCCTGCATCTTCTGGCTGAAGAATAGACAGCCTAAATATTGGCGTGATCGAGTGGAGAATGTGCTGAGTGCCGGCGACCGGCTCGACGAGGTGCTGGCGGTTCTGAAGCACGCCGAGAAGAACCAGGGGCAATAGGCGGAGAAGCCGGCAGAGGGCGGCGCGACGTGAGCGGAATGACGGTGATCGACAAGTCCGGCAGAGAGCATCATCCGTGCGAGCGCTGCCACCGCTGGAATAGCGTGAAGGTGCGGCGCGGGCTGTGTGATGAATGCCGCGTTGATCCTTGCACCGAAGCCAGCCGCAAATTCGCCGCATGGGTAGATGCTTATCAGAACCGCATCAGGCAACAAGCGTGACCTTTCCAAGTTCTATATCTAAAACGTGTACCCACGTCGGTAACAGTTCTGTACCCACGTCAGTAACAGATCGAAAGATCGAACGCGGTGGCCTTCCATACGGGATTCTGCCGCGCGAAGTCACGACCGACGTTCGGTTAAAACACGTTGACGTAAGAATTTACGGAGTTTTGGCAACGTGCCGTAAGGGATCTCGCGTAAAGATCGGGATGAGATTGATAGCCAAAAGCGCCTGCACCTCATTGGGTAAGATCGGACCGGCGCTAAAAAGGCTCTCGGATTGCGGTCATATCGAGATCATTCGTCATTCGTTCCGTAAACGGTCCGAATATCGGATCACGTATTATCGCTTTAACGAAGAAAAAGCAGAAACGTGTACGCCGAAGAGCGGAAAGGCAGACAGTGATCTACTATCCTGCCCGCGCTGTCATTCTAAGTGCCGCCAACTCTTGAGAACGGGTTGGTGCCGCTCCTGCGCCTGGAATGATAAGATTCGCGGCGTCGTGCGCGAGGAGATCGCCCGAAGCGCCTGATGCCCTCCGTGCTCCAGTCCGTTTCCTCCAGCGTCGGTCAGACCCGTAAGCTCCTGCCGTTCGGCCCGAAGGCCAACAAGTTCATCGCCAGAGATCCGGCCTTCGACGCGCGCATCAACATCCTGGCAGGTAGCGTAAGGTCGGCGAAGGCGCAGCCGCTTGATGCAAAAATATTGACGCCGACCGGATGGTGTCGCATGGGAGACATCCAGGTGGGCGATGCGGTATTTGCGGGAGATGGGTCCATCACTAGAGTCACGGGCGTGTTCCCGCAAGGCAAGAAGGAAATCTTTCGCATCGGATTCAAGGATGGCGCTTCAACAGAGTGCTGCGGCGAACACTTATGGGAAACATGGACGCATTATGAACGGTCCAACTTCGGCAAATATCCGCTGCGAAAGTCTGCGCAGCCTGAAATTCGTACGACGGACCAGATCAGAAATAGTCTCACGACCGGTCGGCACAACATAATCAATCATTCAATTCGAACGGTCGGGATGTTAGACTTTGATGCTCGTCCAACCCCGGTTGATCCGTATGTTCTCGGGGTATTACTTGGCGATGGATGTTTCCGAAGCAAAAGGGGCGTCGGATTCTCTTCCGAGGATCAAGAAATTGTTGAATACGTGAATACGCATATTCCCGATTGTGAAGTGCGAAGCCGGAGCAGGTATGATTATGACATCGTGTTTTTGAAACCAGGATCAACCTGCCCGCGCGGACACGAAATCTCTGGCGATAACGTGATTAGTCACAAGAATTGCAGAGATTCGTGTCGGCAGTGCAAAAACTTGAACCAAGCGGCGCATTACTACCGGACCACGAACCGCAAGCGATTAAAGAGACGGTTTGAAAACGTATGTGATCCTGTGGCGCGGATTAAGCATCCGATTCGCGAGTATCTAAAAGCAGTCAGTCTTGCGGGTTCATTCTCCCATGAGAAGTATATCCCAGATGATTACTTATTCAATCGATCTGAGGTTCGTCTAGAAGTGCTCCGCGGTCTGATGGATACCGATGGTTCAGTCTACACTGCAAATGGAGGAGCGCACTTCTCGACAACATCGGAACGTCTCCGGGATGGCGTGATCTTTCTCGTTCAGTCCTTTGGCGGCACAGTTACCGCGATCAGTTCCATACCGACCTTCAGATACAAAGGCATCAAAAAGACTGGCCGGCGCGTCTACACTCTAGCACTTTGTCTTCCTTCTGGGATTGTACCGTTTAAGTTGACACGAAAGGCCAATGCGTTTAAAGAGCGGACCAAATACAAGCCGACTAGGTATATCGTCTCGGTTGAGTCGGTGGGCGAGAAGGAGGCGCAATGTATTCGCGTAGCGCATCCTTCACATTTGTACGTGACGGATGATTTTATCGTTACGCACAACACCTGGGCGATCAATTTGAAGTTGCTCCGCTGGCTGTGCCGGTACCGCGTCGCCGGCAAGAAGATCTTCACGGGCGTCTCGAAGCAGGCGATCTACGAGCACGTGCTCAGCGATCTGTTCGAGCTGGTGGGTGAGAGAAACTATACCTACAACCGGCAGACCGGCGAGGTGACGCTCTTCGACAGCAAGTGGCTAGTGATCGGCGCGCACGATGATGGATCGGAGAAACGAATCCGCGGTGAAACGGTCGGCCTGGCGGTGTGCGACGAGGTTGTCTTGATGCCGCGCAACTTCTTCCTGATGCTGTTGTCCCGCATGTCGCCGGAGGGCGCTCGGCTGTACGGAACCACGAACGCCGAATCGCCGTACCACTGGCTGAAGACGGACGTGCTCGACAGCAAGCTCTACACGCGCGGGCTCGGGCAGGACGTTTGGACGCAGACTTGGCTCCTCAGCGACAACCCGAACATCAGCCAGCAGTACATCGAGTTTCTCGACCGCTCCTACGTCGGCGTCTGGCACGCCCGTTACGTCGAGGGCCTCTGGGTCTT